TATCAAATCCCGTAGTAGTACTAATATTGGTACTTGCACTAGTGTCAAAGGTAGTCGTAAAAGTAGTTGTAGAGCTTCTAGAGGTATCGGTAGATCGGCTTGTATTGTAAATAGCATTCCATACAGTGTTCAGACTTCCATCCGTAACTTTCTGTACGACATAGTTTACAAACCGCAACGTTCCCGCTGCAGCTTTAACTACTATTTGCTCAGGTTCTTGTACTGCGGAACCGTTCCAGACCTTAATAGTCATTCTAGACTACATACCAAACATACCCTACGGGCTTATTTGTTCCGTCCGATGCTTGCGGAGTGGTTCCTGTAATTTCAGAAGTTTTATTTACCCAGACAATGGCATTAGCTCCGTCTTTCATATACATACGACCGTCCGCAGTATTGATAGCAACTTCGCCTAACTCTAGTTGTGAATGAGTAGGAATAGAGCCCGCCGAAGACGAGCGCTTTAATTTGATCGTTTGTGCCATGTGGCTCTCCTATAACTTGCGTATATACGCTAGAGATTAAAATTTATTTTAGAATGTTCCGCCGTCTAGTGTTCCTGTGAAGGACGAGGCAAAGTTACCTGCTGTTAATATCTTGGAAGTGGTAGAACCGTCATTTATTTGGAAATAATCACTGCCTTCATTCCAAAGAAGAGATACGTTTGTTGCGGTACCACGTTCAACTTCAATACCAGCATTTGCTGAAGGTGTACCAGCTTCATCACTGTTCAATGTCATAATGGCATCGCCAATATTAACAGTATTAGAATTAACAGTAGTTTGAGTACCATTAACTGTTAGATTACCAGCGATAACTACAGTTCCCGTATTGTCAGCGTGTGTCGCTGGATCAATAGTGAAAGTGGCAGGGCCTCTCAGGTATCCACTAGTTGTAATATTTCCGAAACTTACAGCATCAGAAGTTCCTACTGCCTGACCAATACTTGCTGTAACAGTATTACCGCTTACAACAGTATCTACACCAGTGCCTCCAGCAATAGTTAAAGTTTCGCCGCCCGCTACCGCATTAGTAGTACCTGAATCCGCTGCTAAGTTATAAGAAGTTGATATTGAGGCAGTAGACACTGCAGTAACAAGACCTTTTGCATTGACTGTAATAACTGGTACTGCTGTAGCCGAACCTGCTTGCCCTACGTTTGAGTTTACTGTTGCAAGAGTACCTGCTGCGGTAACATCACCAGCACCTGTAAAGCTAGGAGAAGTATACGTTAAGTCCCCTGTGATTGCAATCGTTCTGCCTGAAGCAAGAGCTGTGGCAGTATCTGCGTTACCAGTAACATCACCAGTTACATCACCTGTTAAAGTAGCTGTAATTGTACCAGCACTGAAGTTTCCTGAGCCGTCTCGTTTTACAAGTTTGCTTGCAGTATTTGCGTTAGTTGCACCATCAATAATTCCAGTGTAGTACACACCGCCAATAACAACAGGTCCTGTTGAACCATCGGGGTGGCCTATAAATAACTTATTACTATCTGACTTACCTGAATACGCAAGTTCACCTGCGACAAGGCTTGAAGGAGTTGCGGTAGACGTACTGCGTTTGATTTGAATTGTTTGAGCCATTTAGGGTCTCCGGGGTTAGCCTTAAAAGGCTCCTGCGTCAAGAGTGTCTGAGTCATCCTCAGCTGAACCTACAATTATAGGTACCCACTGAAATACTCCGCTGCTTGTTTCGCGATATATTTTATATTGATTGTCGTCCGTGTCATACCAAGTATCTCCCTCATTGACTTGAGAACCTGATGGCTGCCCGTCTTGTTGAAAGGTATTCCCTGCTATTTCTTCTAGTGCGTCTTGTACATTTGTTGCGGACAGACCCGACACGCTAGTGATGCCCATACTTCCTGCACTTGTATTGCCTATAGATATGCCTGACGCCGAAATAGTTGTAGTAGCTCCTGTTACTTCGATACCATTCTGTATAGGCGTTGCTGTAATAGTAATTGCCATTATCGAGTAACCTCTTGAGTAAGATCTACCGATCCTTGTAAAAGTCTCGTTACAATAGCATTGTTAGCAGTAAAAATTTCTAAATCATAGACATAAGTTCCTGCAGTCAATGCTGAACTGGTTGCATTTGGTAAAGACATTGTAACTGTTCCATTAGTAGGAGTACTAATAGTGCACGTAAAAGTAGCGGCTACTGAAGAGGCTGTCTTTGATGTTCTCATTTGAGCACGCGCAGAGTAGCCTGTCAGATTTTTAGCTGATCCATCTTCTTTGACTGTAAAGTTAATGGCAAAGTCGGAACCTTGGTCAATAACTAGGTTGTAGCGGGCTGCACTCATTTGATTTCCTCCATTACAGAATTATAGCTAAATTGGGGTATTATGTCAAGAATTATTTTTTTCATGGTATTATAAAGAACCTAAGTTTCCTATTTTTACTCGTTTAGTTCCAGAACCGTCTACAACTACTAAACCGTTACTATTCATAAAAGCTCTACTATTTCCCGAAGAAGCTCCTCCGGCAGTACTAGCCGCTGCGGTAGCCGTAGTTTGTGCTGCAGATGCGGCAGAGCTTGCACTATTAGCAGTACCTTGAGCATTAGAAGCGGCTGTGCCCGCATTAGAAGCGGCTGTGTTTACATCACCTATTGTTGTAGACCCAGAGCCAATGGTACTACTACTTGTCATTGCAATTGTTCCGGCTACATTTAGGTTAGTTCCGTCCCATTTAAGATAGTTAGTTGCATCACCAAGATTTAGCTTATGTGCACCTCCTGTATAGCCTAAGAAGAAACCAGCATCGTTATCGGTATAAGATGTTTTATTACTAGTATAAAATGCTCCGCTAGTATTTAGCTCTAAATTACTACCAACTTTTATATTATTACCTATAATAGTATTTGCTGCTAGCTTATCTGCACTTAAAGTACCATCAACGATTACACTTCCATCAAAAGTTTCTACAACAAGCGAGCTAAAGTCCCCCGTAGAAACACTTCCGGAGGCCGTTTGCGCAGAACCTGTGTAAACTCGAGTTCCTGCTTTATTTGCGCTGTTGTCAGTTACAGTTATTCGGTCATTAGGACGAATAGTACTATCAGAAGCTGCTGCGATTACTGCTGCTGCTACTGCTATTGCTGCTGTATCATCAAGTGTACCTGCAAACTTCGAAGCCGTTGTAGCACTAATGTTGCTATCAGTACTTTCTTCAAATGTAAAGATACCACCACCACGAACACCGTCTCCACCCCCTACAGAAAGCAGTTCTGCGTTTGACCATTCTGAGTCCGCAATGATGTCTGTAGCAGAAGTACTGGAGGCAGTGGCTGTTCTTGCCCATAAGTAAGTCTCTGTACCACTAGGAATGGTTGCGCTCCAATCATTAGCGTTAGCGAAAGAAACTCCTCCACCACTAAAAGTATAAGTAGTGTTTCCAATAGGTTTGGTGCTTTCTGAAGCAGAGTTCGTCTTTCTATAGATAAATACAGTTGCAGAATTTAAACCGTCGTCACCGTTTTGAGAAAGAACAACAGGAGCGGACCACTCATTTGCTGCAATGTTATCCGAACTGCCTGTACCTGCCGCACTAGCTGCAACTACATATATAGGGTCAGTTCCGGAAGGTATTTCTTTTTTCCAACTGTTTGCTAAAGTCGATGTTGATATTGTTCCATTGTTTAGATTAACCGTAACAGCTCCTGGGTTGCTAGTCAATGCACTACTAGATCTCTGATATGCGTAAACAAGTGCTGTTTTAACACCTGCATCGCCGTTTCCACCATCTAAAGTTTTTGTTATGGACATTTTAAATATAGCAATTGTAGAACCTGAATCATTCTCTATAATAGGCACATCAAAAATAGCTTGAGTAACACTAGTGCCAGATAAAAGATTACCTGAACTACTCGATATAGTGACTGTTCCGTTCGTATTTATAGGCACCACTGAGTTAGCTGGAGAAATATTTGTAAACGAACCAAGTTTGTAAGTATTCGCAGCAGGGCTTCCACTTGCATCGTAAGTTAAAGCAGTAGTTCCTTTAAGCACTGTAAAAGTACTAGAGTAACTTGATACACTACTTATAGCACCCGTACTGCTCGCAGAAAAATTATGTGTACCATTACTCGCTGTGACTGTGAAGCCATTGGCTCCAATTGTACCATTTACTACAATCTTAGTAGCTGTAAACATTATAAAGTCAGTAGCGGTAAAGGTCTCGGAACCTACAGTGTCTGTCATATGCACAGATACTTTCTGAGGCATATCTCCAAAAGCATTGGGCGGTGTATAAGTATAGTTAGCGCTTGTTGCTCCGCTTATAACTACATCATTTAACTTCCACACATAAGTAACTGTACCTGCATCATTCGTTTTGGTAGTTGTAATAGTAGTAGTTGTAGCATAGCCTGATTCAATACCTGTTTCATCATTTTGATACACAAAAGAAGAAGTTGTGCCAGGATCTAGCTTGATAGTTCGTACGGCATTTACTGCTAAACCTACTCCTGTAATACCTTCTCCGTTTGTAAAACCAGAATCATCTGTATTTGGGTAGTACAAAGAAGGTACATTTCTAAACTCTGAGCCTGCTAGGTTTAATTGAGGCATACGAACAACATAACGTATCCAGTAGTAACGAGTTGTTAGTCCAGAGCCTGTACTTATAGGGTCGTTATAAACATCTGTAGTTGAAGAACCTATTTTTGTTACGGAAGAATGTGTAAAGTTATTTACAGTTCCTCGATAAATTTCGACTTCATGAGAAGCGCTTGTAAATGTACTTGTATTTGTCCAAGTAAGAACTACTTCTCCTTGATTTGTTTGAGTCGCTTGTAGATTGGTAGGACGAGCAGGAATAGGTAAAGGTTCAGGTGCTTGTCCTGATCCTGGCTCTTCTATTACGCCGTACCCGTTTCCACCTTCTTGGATAACATAAGCATCATCATTGTGCTCGTCCGCTGTTACATCTACTGTACCATCCTTCTTAAAGTTAAGGTTAGTAATACGAAATGCTTTGGAGGTGTAACCAAAACGAGGATATGTAAATTCAATTATACTACCAGCAACTAATAAAAGACCTCTAGGTGCCATTGTAAATTGTACAGTTAAACCATAGCGGGATTCATCTAGATACTGCTTAATATTAAACCTAGCATTAAAGTAGTTTGTTATGCCTGGTAAACTAAATTGACCCTTCTTTTGAATGCCTTTATCTTCTTTAAGATATGTAGAGTTAAAGAAAGAAATACTTCTTCCCTCAAACTTGTTATTAGGATCAATAATAGAAGTACTAACATAGTTTTTACTGTTTTTTAGTCCTTTATCGCTAAGTTTAATTGTACCTATTATGTCTTCTGCTGATATCTGCTCTGCGGTATCTACAGTTCCTTTCTTGCTTTTAACTTCTAGCTCATACTTGCCTGCTGTATATCTTAAAATACCGTTAAACTGGTTTAACATCTTATTGATGTTATCAAATAGAGGTAACTTAGTGTCTATTACTTGGTTCATTTGGTGACGAGTAACGTTTCTTTGAGAATTATCATCCCAACCTAGGTATCTCCAATACTTAACATCGTCTCCATCATATAAGGAGTATCCGGAATCTGTATAACCTAGAGTAAGAGTACTATACTTTTTCACAACAGGATTGCCATTAGCAGATGCACTAGCTAAATCGACAGCTAGACTACCCCCTCCAACTTTTGCTAAAGATAGCGTAATTCCACTTCCAGTAGGAGCTGTTGCAACAACACTACCTGTACCCGCGTACAATGTAGAGTTGTGCCAATAAAGCTGACCACTAGCAAAAGACTGCCAAGAATTCCATTTAGTGCCTAGTTTACCTACAACATCTTTAAATACTACTTGTTTTTTGCCCCCTAAAGTAGCTACACTTTCTACAGTTCCCATAAACTGCAGAGCACCTGAAGATGGGTACTTATAAACTTCTCCCGCCACAACACTAGCACTTGTAGGTACTGCTACGGTTACATTTGAGCGAGTATCACACTCTCTAGCTGCTTGTGTCCACGCGTCTATACTTATATCATTAGTAATATCCAAACCCTTACCATACCTTTTGTTAGTCATATAGTCTAACAGTTGCATTGCAGGGTTAATTGTTACTCGTCTATCTCCTACGGAGCCTACTGAATATGTCATACTTGTGGAAGGTAAAAAGTTATAGTCCCAAACAGCGTCAACTATAGCAACTCTGGTGGCACCATCGTAGTCTATAATCTTTCTTTCTTGGATATAAGGAGCTTCTCCCGAGTTATCAGTAAGAGTAATAATATTACCATTGTAATAATCATTAGTACTACTGGCTCCACTATCTAACTGTATAGCATTTTTAACATAGATTCTATCTATACCCGGATCTGAAGTTAGTCGGGTAAGATCGTCTATAATATTAGTACTAGCATTATAGGAAAAATCAGAGTAGCTAGAAGCTACTAGCCCAGAATTTGCAGCATCATAAATACCTATTATTGCTTCCGCGTGATTAACTGCATGTTCAAAGGCTGTGCTCGGAGAAGTTAAAGTAACTTTTCTTCCTCGATTTGTTCCTGCCGCCACAGAAAAACTAGAATGATATAAATTTGCTGCTACATCGTCGGCATTTTCTGTATGATCCCAGGTTTGCATATGCCAATTACTAGTGCTTTTTTGCATGTAAAAGGCCGTAGTTGTTCCTAAATTAGGCGCAGGAGAGAATCTAAATCTATGATCTCTATTACCATCGGAATCAAAAGTGGACCACTTGTCAATAATTGTTACTGACGCATCTGACATATTACCATTTGATTTTTTAAGAGTTACAGTATCTCCCAAACTGAAAGTGCCGACAGATGCATTCGTCTGGCTTGAATCTTGTTTATAGCTGTAATCATAATTATAGCATTCAGGGTCTCTGCCTCGAACGACAAATTTCATTTCAGGTAGAGTAGTTTCTCCCTCTGCAATAGTATATTTTCCTACAACATACGCTGTATCTAATACTCTATGAGAAGGTGACCAGTACTGCGCTTTACCTGTATAATAGTCATTTTGAACTTTAAACTGGTTGCCCTGAGCCATCGAGACTAACTTATCGTCTGCTTTTTGATTTTCTTTTCCAGTATGAAAAGTAAAAGAAGCGTTCAAAGGGCTTGTAATACTGTGAGTTCCTCTGTGAAGAATACCTGTAGCATCTCCTGTAGAGGAGTTAGCCGCACCTGTGGAACTAGAAGAGTAGGATACATTTTGATAGGTTTCTATATACTCTTGCATGGCGCGAGACTGCTCCGCGTCACTTAGGAAAGTACCAGTAAAATTGAAGGCAGACCCTGTAGAGCCTGTATAGTGTGCTAGAGTATCTCCTCTGTCCATTCTGCCAGAACATATAATTTCAACACTATCTGCATTAAAATTTGTCCCTGAAGTATCCCTAGTATCAAAGTCTGCTTTATCTAGGCATATAGTACTATTGTCTTCCAGGTATATATCTAATACACCTGCTATTGGGCCTTCACAAAGAGCATCTGCTCTATAAACTTCCGCTGAGTTACTTTTATTTGTGTCTACAAAGATAGGAAAAGAGTCTATTTTCTGAACACCATATACTACAGGTAACATTTTTGATTGAATATTAAACTGAAGATCGGTTTGGCGAGGAACATTAACTTCTACTTCTCGAAGTCTTTTACCTCCAGGCCAGCCTCCATTAATATCTACTTGTTTATACTCTATTTCTACCGTGTTATAAGTAGCCATATGATTAATTGCTGTGTTGGCATGGAGAAAACCTAAGTCTCCTGCGTATTCTGGTTTAACCACAGAGTCTATATCAGGAGAGCCATCAGAACGTAAAGCTCGATGAGTTGCATCATCTGTCAGTCTACCTTGAACACGTAAGAAATCTCCCCAGTGACTTGAAAGTGTCCATGTTATTTCTGAAGAATCTAACTTCTCATTAATAGCAGCCCCGCTAGTAATACCTTTAAAGTAAAGATAAGGTGCACCAATAATAGCGCGAGTAGCAGGATTAATATGTACTTTGTAAATAATAACCTCTCGGTTAATATAACTAGTATAAGAGGAAGATGATTTATCTGTAAGTAAGGTATTTAGTTCTTCTGCGGCCAGTGTAACAGTATATGTCTGTGCTGTTCCGTTTACCGAGATAGCACTAATCTGAGTAAAAGTAATACTTTTACCCTCATTTTGAAAACTATCAATACGAACATAAGTACCATCATTCGTGTTACCAGAACCTGATAAAAGTATTTTGTCCCCTTCTTGAAAGCCTTCTGCGGCTAAATCAACAGTACCTGCCATAACAGAAGAGGTAAAGGTAGCACTAGTAGTGGCACTAGCTCCTAAACTTGCAGAGTCTAGTACCAGAGTCATATTTGACGCTTTTGCTTGTATACTCTCGTTTACAGTGCCTAACTTAGTAACTTTATTTGCACGATATAGCTGAGCAGATATAGCGCCACCTTCTGTAGTTGTAGTGCCATCATCATATTCAATATCGTATTGAGCATCGGTAATATAAGTATAATCAGTAGCTAAACCTTTTAACTTGCCTCCATACTGAACCACACTTTGAGGCTTTTCAAACTTGATAAGATGCGCTACAACAAAAGGGTCATAGTTCATCAAAGAATTTTTAAGGGTACTGTTAAGTGTTCGGATTGTCATTAGGGTTGGGCCTCATCTAGCTTTAGAGAAAAGCTGTATAGATTCTGTGTATTTAAATCATATTCCTGTACGTCATTTTTTAGAATTACACGGAACTTTGGATCGTTAAACTCTACCTCTGAACCGGAGCCTGTGGCTACTGCTCTTTGAAGTGCAGGAGTAAAATGCACTCGGAGCTGGCTAGCACTTGGTGCAGTGCTACCAGATAGATAGTCAGCATCATGCTCAACACGAGTAACCTGATACATTTTTTTGTGGTTAGAGTCCGAACTGTCTGTAATTGTAAACATATCTCCTGGCTTTGCTTTACCCTTTGTGTCTTTATCATAGCTCGCATGAGTAATCAGAATACTTGTAGCTCCTGCGGCTCCTGCGGCTGCCATCGTAAATGTATTACTTGCGACAAATGTGGCGAAAGTTGTATCGCGAGGTGCTTTGTACTGAGGTAAAGAAACGAAGAAAGGAGTAAGCGATCCACGTTTTTGAAGCAAAAAACTATAAATAGGCTCGAATTCGTCTCGAGTCATAGGGTTATATGAAATAGATATATTCCACTTGTGACCCGATACTTCTCTACTAATAAGCCTACCAGAGTTAGTTCTAGTATTCATCATTTTATGCTCAGACGCTAGTTTAACAGAAGAATATCCGGGGCCTGCTGTTCCTCCAGCCTGCCCCGACTCTCCAATAGCATTGTTAGGATCTGGTAAAATATTTGTAAATTCAGTAAATGTAGCCATTAGTATGATTTATCCTGTACGCTTTCTAGGAAGAACTCTCCATGTTCGTTAGCGGCCTCTCGTATCATTCCGATTATGTTTCCTCGTTGATTCATTAGTAAGTCTTCTACACCCGCAGAGTCTACTGCATTGATTGAGAAGTTTACGTTTGTTTGTCCTCCGGTACCTTGACCTGAAGGAATAATTTGTCCCGGTGTGTCTGGCATGAACAACTCTGGTCCCTGCTCTCCTACAACGTAACCACCACCGGCTCGGTGCTTATATCCTGCGAATGCACTAGTAGGTTTGAAGTCTGTCATTCCTGAACCTATACCTTGCTCTCCTCGTGCATACGCAAGTTCTCCGCCTGCGTTCTGACCTTTAGCCAGATCTACTGAAGCATTGCGTGAGCCTACTGCTATCTGAGAAGGAGCTGCAGGAGCGCTTGAAGCGCCTCCTTGGAAAGTCATTCCAGAAATCATAGAAAGTTGTTGAGCACCCATAGCTGCTACCATTCCTGCAAGTGCGAAGTTAAAGGGCGGAGGAGCGGCACCTAACATAGCTGTTACACCTTGAGCGGTAGAAATGACTGTTTGAGCCATTTTCATTTTCTTATCCATCTCAAAAGCTTTTCGTTTAGCTTGTTCTTTCTTCTTCTCAAGAGCGGCTAGTTTTGCTACACTTCCTGCAGACTTACCGTCTCTTGCTTTTTCTGCCGCAATCTCATTATCTATACCTGCTATTTTTTGATCGCTTGCTGCTTTGGACATCGCCCCTAGAGCAGATATAGTTGCACCTATTGCTCCGAGACCTGCCTGTACTTTTGTGGACATATCCGCAGAATCATCATTTATAACTGCAAATGCAGTTGAGAAGGCTGATTCCATATCTAAAGCGCCTTGAATGGCTGAAGACATAAGAGCGCCTTCAGGCCCCATAGCTGCCAAATCGCTCGCTACTCCTGATAAAGTGTCTTTTGCAACCTGTGCTCTTGCTCCGTCTGCCTCCTCTTTAGTGCTGGCATTTGTAATACTAGCTTGACCTGCAATGGCAGCACTTGCGGCTTTACCCATTCCAGAAGATTCTGCATCTCCAGATAAAAGATCATACTTTTTCTTTATAAGATCAACTTCTTGTATTAGAAGCTGATTACGCTTCTCCTGTAGTTCATTCATTTTTTGAGAACCAGGTATCGCCAAACGAATTTCGTCTTCTACAGTCTGTAACCTTCTATCTGTTAAATCAAGGGCTGTCTTGTTTAGTTCAAGCTGTGATATAGCTCCTGCGGCCATATCGTAGTCCAAAACTCTCTGCTCTTGACCGTATCTTTTATTGGCATCATTTATCTTTTTAAGTTGAGCCTCTAACGCTTTTAGCTTGCCTACTGCATCGCCTCCTTCATCTATTCCATATGCTTTTAATATTGCATTGGCTTTTTCTTTTGAAGCGGCACTACCTTTACCATCATTTAGTATTTTTTCAACATTAATAACGGCTTCAGCTACATTGTCAATTTCTTTTCCGTACAATCCCCACGTAGAAGTTATATCTCCTACTAAATCTTTTGCTTTGTTTACTATGTCATTGAAATTTTCAAAAGCCTGAACACTCGCAGTCGCACTAGTAGCTAGTGCTGTCATTTGAGTAGCGGCTTCTTGTGGTGTCATTTTTCCTGCGAGCATCTTCTGAAGAACGTCATTCACTCCTGCTTGGGACGCTTTAACCGCGTTCAAAGCATCTGCAACGGGCTTACCTTCTTTTCCTAACTGCTCTAGTCTAGTTGCCATAGCATCCGATGTCGATAAAAATTTAGACATACCTCTTATTAAGTCTTTAGTAACCATTTCTTCAACAGCAGCCGACATTTTTCCGCTTGTCTCTTGTACAAGTTTTTCTGCGTCTTTTACATCATCCTTCATCTCGTTGGTATCATGAGTTTTTCCACGATAATAGATACCTGCCATTCCATCTCCCGTGGCAGCGGCAAGGGTGGTTTGTGCCTGAGCAAGCTTTTTCGTGGCAGCAACGTGTTTTAGCAGTTGCTCTGTTTGAGCTGCGGCAATAGTCTCATGCATGGCTTGAGCAGTTTCAGTAAGAAGTCCTGCAATTGGTTTTAAAGTTTTTGCCCAAAGTTGAGTCTGGGTTGCAGACTTGTTTATAGTTTGGGTATATTGTTCTAGTACCTTATCAAACTCTTCGAATCTTTCCGTATTTTTCTTTATTTGTTTTTCTAAACGGGTGTCTTCCATTCCAAAAAGTTTTCCGACCAGAGGGCCTAGTATAGAAACGGCGGCTAGAACAATACCGACATAAGGCATGATAGCCAATAAAGATGCTCCCAAGAATCTTGCTGAAGAGCCCAAAGCAAGCATTACGCCCTTACCTGCTGTCATAATAGCATACAGTCCGCTTTGAGATGCCATAGTCGTTCGTGTCGCAAGACCAAGTTCTCTTAGCGCGGCCGTGTGAGCACGTATACCTGCCATAAGACCTTGCTCTTGAAGAATTCCTAAAGCATTGGTCATGTTTGTCTTGACTTGAGCAAGATTTTGTCTGTAAATTTCCGCTGTTAGCTGATTACGCATTTTTACAGCAGCCTTTAATTTAGCAGTACCAACATTGTGCGCTTTAATAGTATTATTAAGAGCAGTGTGCATGTTTTTAAGAGCTACTCCACCCCTCTTTCCAGAAGCCGCTAAATCATTAAATCTTTTATTCAGAAGAGCGTGAGGCTTAATAGCTTTTAAAGCAGCTTTAGACTGAGCTTCTGTTCGTACAGCAGCACTTGCAGAAGCAGCTGCCATAGAGGTAATACCTCCCATGATTGTACCTGCTACAGAACCCGCATAAAGAGCAACAAGTGCTCCCAGTGCAAAAGTGTTTTCTGCTAAGAAGTTAGCCATTGGGCCTAGGACTTTGTTAAGTGCTCCAATACCTGTTTTTGCTACGTCTTGCAAAGAGGCGGCTAACTTAGAAAAGGGACTGGCTTCGATTGACGCAGAAATACCGTCAAACTTTTGTCTGCCTTGTTCGATGATTGCATTTGTGAAAGCCATACGTCTTTCAAACTGAGTAAGCTCGTTTACATTTTTATTTAGAGTACGAGCATAGTTTTCTGTAGCCTCATCAAGGCGTACCATGATACCCAATTCATCAAGAATTTCTGGTTCAAGTTTTGCAGCACCTCGTATAAGTCGATCCATAGCATCAGCCATATCTCTACCTAGTGCGAGAGAAGCTCCTTTTGCTACTTCGGCAAGACCTGCCATTTGACTTTCACTAAATCCTGCCGACACACCTACAGCAGTAGCTCGCATAGCGGCTTCTGCTGAAATGGCGTTATCTGTGATTTCTTGAAGTTTGTCTGCTACAAAAGTAAGATTTCGTCCTGCGGCTCTACCGGTGAACTCGATACCTTCTTGTAGTTTTGCGATTGCATTATTCCGAGAAAGAACCCCGAAAGCCGCTGTAAGAGCAAATACCCTAGCGGCGATTTCGGCATACGCAGGTACGAGACCTCCTTGTATGCCTGTAGTCATTTTTGAGAAAGCTTTAGTACCGTTAGAAGTGGCTCCTGCTACTCCTTTTTGCTTCTTTTTGAAATTATCGGCAGTATTACCAGCCTGGTTAAGAGCAGCGGATGCTTTATCGGCATCCTTACCAATAGCTTTTAAGCTACCGTCTTCCATGACTTTAAACTTGACTGTTATTGTGTCTGCCACTATTTCTTTCTCTTTAGCTTCTCCCTTTCCCGTTTAAGTTGATCTTGGGAAGTTTTGATAGCCCTTGACTCTAAATAAGTCAGTAGTTCTAAGAACAATTCATTGTCCTCTATGTCATACATTTCTAAATAGTAAGGCAGTGTTGTAAAGTCTTTTCCCATATATCCTATATCTGGGAAAACTCTATCTCCTAAACTACTAAAAGTACTCATTGCCTGTACTGCTATTTCTGGAAAATCCTCTATATCTGGAGGTATTTCCTCGAGATTGGGCTCTTGCCCCAGTTGCTCACACATCTTAAAATAACGCTCTCGCGTCATTTTTGACTCACTGTTCTTGAAGTACTTTTCCAGCCGGTTTAGCAACTGGGTCTTTTGATCCTGTACGAAAGTTATCAAGATCAAAGACTACCTCATTGAGCCAAGTATCAAATTCAGTCGAAGACGATACCAAAGTTTCTGCGTTTTCTTCAGAGTACTCTAGCTCTTTTTTAGGGTCTTGATCGGATATATCTACGAGTAGTAGTGTTTCAAGATGCTCAAGTGCAAGCCCTTTCCAATTCTTAATTACAGAACGTGTAAACTCTGTAACAAACTTTTCTTCATCTAGCTCTTCTACTGCTTGACGCGTTTTACGATCAAACTTAGTAGTAGTACACTTCTTACGAAGTCCGTTAAGTTCTTTTCTTGAGAGATTTGCTACCTCTACCTCAAAGCCTTTAAGACCGGGAAAGTCAACCCAAACTGCTTTGGTATCAACCATTAATTTTTTTAAGTCCATCATTGTTCCTTATATGTTGTTAAATGTTATAAATGATCTATTAGTGTCTGTATTATCACCTAGATCCGTGGGGTTGTCATTCATTTTCCAGTCATACGCTTGAGTAAAAACATCTGCAACTTTGTTTCTATTTGTAAAGGTACAATTTAATAGATTGAATTGAAAACCTTGCGTTGCACTTTTTCCTGCTTTAATTACGATTGGAACTCCAGTCTTCCACTGTTGAGTATGACTGTTAAAGTTGCTAAGTACATACTGTCCAATTGAACCTGAAAGAATTCGTTTCTTTAGTGTGAAACTAGAGGGGTACATTGAGGTGGCAGCATTTGTCACATTCAATGCATCGTTGACAGTTTCATAGGGAGTCCACTCTATCTCATTCTGTAACTCCGCGGAAACTTCGTAGATCCCTTCCGTGAGAGAAGTGGAGTCTACTGATACCGACAGATAATCAATACGCTGGTGCGTACGATTTGCTGAACGGGAGATCCTGCCTGTAGTAGGTAGGGATACTCCTTTCGATAATCTAGAGGCTTCGCCTGTTATTGTCAACTTGAGGTCCTGTAATTTCTCAATTAAGAATGCCCCATTTGTTGCAACGCAGTTATCTAGTCTATAGTTATCATTTGGTAATTTTATATGTAACGTAAATGTATTTAATGTATTTGTACCTGATTTATAATCTACTAATAAATCTTTAACTACTGATAAGTCATTTTCTGTAAGAGCCGGTACTGTAAATTCAAAATTAGCAGGATTAGCTTTTGTAATACTAGAAGCCTCATGCATCTTGCTCTGATCATGTAACGTCTTTTGAGGATATGTTTTATCCGTAAAAGTTTGACTAAAGTTTATGTCTGAAGTAACATCTAATCTTAAAGGGTAATTATTATTACCAATAGTTTGATTAGTATAAATTCTTAAATCGGAGCCTGCTTGTCCTGACCACGGTGTTCTGTGTGCACCTACACTACCCTGTCCTGCGACTGCTAAAAAGCCTTCTAACCATCCTCCTTCATTACCGCCTGTCCACTGATTATAAGAACCGTCGGTACAGACTTCGCTAATTACAAGTCGATTATCTATCCAGAGCTTAGCTGTTCCGTTTGGGGGATCGTACTCCCATGCAACTGTATGCATCTTATCATCGAACTCCGGAATATCTTCTATAGGAATTCGCTTATAAACTCTTTCATTATTACTAACTTCAGTATTTAGTGTTCCAGTTCCTACTCTAAGCATTAAAAATCTAGTACCAGAAATAAGAGTTTGACCTATCCAAGTACCATATCCTGTTCCACCGTGTTCAAAAATAACTTCATGATCATTTGAGAACGTAGAAGGTAAAACTACTTCTCCGGCAAATAATGTTTTTAGGTGCTCATTTGCCCCTGAAAAAGCGCCACTATTAGCTTTTGAAGTATTCGGAGCCAAAGTTTCAGATACAGTCATGCCACTTTCAACAGGGTAAGTTGTTGAAAGATAAACTTCTGCCTGTTTTAAAAAATTATAAGTAGCCATTTTTCTCCGGATAATAAAAGGGGCTCGAAAAAGAGCCCCTTCTAACTTTTTCTATTTCATAGTATAGTCGAAATGACCTCCTATGTCAAGAACTTTTTTTACGCACCTATGTACTTGATTCCAAGTTCATTGGTAGAACTGATGTCTGTACCCAAGGCATGGAAATTCACTTCCAAGGAGATTACGTCATCAATAGAGTGAGTTGGTACTTCTAAGTGACAAGCTGCCATGTTGAATTCAATACGGGGAGTAGCACTTGCGCCACCAACTTTAAAGTTAAGATCAAACTTATTAGTAATAGTGTCGGTATCTTCAATGATACGCTCAAACAGATCCATGCTAGAATCAGTAGCTGAATTTAAGTAGCAAGTAAAGCTTCCGCCAACAGTACGAGTTCCAGTTACATGGCCCAAAGGCTGGTTAACTACACCGAGAGTTTCGGGGGTTAAGAATGTCATGTTATTAGAAATAGTAATATTACCACCGGTCAGAGTCATATTATAAGTTTCTGCATCTGAATCGCCATCAGCACTTTCGCCACTTGATAACAAGTGATCATCAGCAGTAGTCATAACAAGTTGAGTAAGACGGTTACGAATAAAGTTAGTAGTAGAAGTGATTGCTTCATAACGAGTCGCAGTTGGAGCAGATGCTTCAGTAATAATAGTGCCCATTCCAGACCATGCAATAGTAGCGATGCCATCAATGTCAAAATCAATAGACGCTTCGTTCATACAGCAATTTGCAATCTTGTAGGTAGTTGCGGTTTCACCTGTTTTACCAAGTACAAAGTAAATGTTTGCAGTACCCAAAGTAGAAGTGTTAGAGTCATCAAAGTCAATCTCTAAATCTGTACCATCTTGTGTAAGGCCTTGAGCCCATACAGATACTTGACTGGCACTAGGTACGGTATATCCTGCACCTGCGTTACCAACCATCATAGCCCAGAGTGCTTCTTCTACAGCGTGATGCGCGACTTGGTTGTCTGCTCCACCTGCTGCGTAAGCTGCAGACTTAAAGGGTCGTGCATAAGTAGAAAAACTCCACTCTGCAGGAGCATAAGAGTCGTTAAACATCTTGCGACCACGACGGCTTCCGCCACCTGATGCTTCCATTTCGTTCAAAGTAATCTCTGAACTGTTTGTTGCTTGTGAAAAAGAGAAACCATCCAAAACTGGAATCTCCCAAATTGCACCGGCTACTTCTGCACCTGAGGCATTCAAGGGTGCGACGTAGACTTTGGTGTCTCTGCTAAAAAATAATGTATCAGCCATAGTTAATCTCCTATGTTATCTTGAAAAGGCTAGGACGTGAACGTTTGCTCGTGCCTGCATTTTCTAGTATCGAACCTCTATTAGCATTTCTCCAACGCCTAAGGGTTCAAGTACACCTTCATCAGTATCAATACTAACGATTGTGATTTGTTGTGTGTATTGAGTCGTACCTGTACGATCCAAATACGCTAATCGAGAGCTATCTTCCAATATAGTTTCTACGTCTTCCATAAGCTCATCTAATGCTTCTACTGAGTCTTCTGCTTGTACGTAACATCTTAATGTAATAGAAAGAAATCTGTCTTTATATCCAGCACCCTGATACTCTCTTGTCTCAGAACCGGCATTTAGGTGAACTGCAGGAAATTCCTCCACTTCATCCCAAAACTTTAATCGAGGAGAAACATTTTCATTTAAATCACTTAAAAAAGTTCCTGACCCGTCTATGTCTTTGAGCTTTTCAACAATAGCATTTACAATGCCTAAACGTCGTGTTGTATATGCTCTGCTCATTATACTCTCCTGGTATAGAATCTTCCGATTGCAAACTGTGCTGCTATCTCTCGAATAGATTTGTCAATTAGATCTCGTGGATCTCTATTTCCGTTTGCCCAGTTTCCTGAGCTACCTTCCTCAAATACTTGATAAGGATTTCTTTGATAAGTATAACCTATACTAGGAAAGCCTTTTGGTGTCTTTACAATATCAGTAACTTGTACGCTTTCTGCAAATCGTCCTGTTCTATTTACAAGTGCAGGACTTCTCATATTCTTTCTTACGGTATCCGGTAGTGCTTTATTGATAAGTCCTATCATTTGTAAGGGTTGAGAAGCTGCCCCTGCTTTTTTAGCTTTAGAAGCTCTTACTGTTCTCTTTTTTGAAGCATTCTTACCTATGATGGTTTTTTGTACAATACTCTTTGATACATTTGTTTTGCTATTGTTTGCTTTGGTATCTTTAGAAGTTACTGTTGCATTTTTTACTTTCTTAAAAGGTTCTAATACTTCTCTTCTTGCTTTTTTAATTTTTGCTGTTTTGAAAGAGTCAGATCCATCTAAGTCACTAAGTATTCCACCATTTTCTAAAGTTCTTAATGCATTTAGCAGAGCCTTCTTTAGCTTAGCCACTTTAGCTCCTGCTATACCACCTTCTTTTGCATTAGCTCTCTGGGAGCCCATAAATACTTCCATGACTCCGGTGTCTCCGTTTCGTATTACATCCAGCTCTATACCCATTCCTTTAAAAAAGTTATGAACAGAAGCTCGAGAAATAGCCTCTTCTTGTAGTAAAGCATTATCTATAGCATCTTTTACTTGGCTCTCAATAATACCTTTTAAGTAGTTATGTTCTAAGTTCCACAAAGATTTTGCTTCTAAGTTTGCATCTGATACCTCTAAAACTTTTTGAACTACTCCGCTGATTCCTTTTGCGGCAATGCCCCAGTTTTTATCATAACTTCTTTTAATCTGATTAAATCTATCTTTCCCACTGGCTTCAAAAGCGGCTTCTATTTTAGAGGGAGTAAACTTAGTAATTGTAATACCATCATCTCTTTTGCTCATTCCTATAACGTTTCTTCCAGTTTCTCGAATTAAAGCCCTAACGTATCTATCAGACTGCTTTAAAATTTTCATTATAGTTGCTTTTGAAATATCGGGATAATTTTTCTCTAGCCTGTCTTTCATACCTCTGCGAATAGCTCTTCTTGTCACTACGAAAGTGTGCATTCTTTTATTTGCAGTCTTTCTTCTATAGTCTTCACTGTCTACGGATAGTTCTTTATGCAGTTTTGTTAAGAACTTTTTCTGTTGTGCTACACTCATTAAAAGTTCTTATACAGATCCAGAACACGCTTAATATGATCAGGAAACGCTACATTGTTTCTCTGACTTGAAGAAGCATTGTTTTGGATACTTGCACCTGCTATCGTTTGACGCGCTTTGTGCTCGTCTTTTGCATAGTAGGTAATCAAATCAATAACAGCAAGTTGTAAGTCTTTAGGACATTCTGTATACCCAGCTTTATAGGTAATTTTTACAGCACCTGGACCCGTAGGCCAGTTCTTTTTAGTGCCATCGGTATTCACTCGATAAACACTATCTGTAGAACCGTCTACATAGTATTCTGTGGAAGCAACAGTAGTATATGCTTTACTGAAGTCTTCTCTTTCTTGTACGGAAGTAATACTTACAAAAGGACTTTCTGTAAGCTGAACCAAGTTTGTAGACCAGTTTATACTAAACTCTTCTGCTTTGTCGCTAGAGTAGTGATCTACAATGGTTGTTCCGCAGTAAGTTTTCACTAATTGACTTACGGCAGTAATTAAAGAATTGATGCGAGCATCTTCCTTTGTGCTCTGAATGTTTTCAGAGATTTTATATTCATCTAATGTGATTAAATTTGCCATAAGTCCATTACTAAAAACTTAAGGGGAGCAAGCTCCCCTCTCGTTTTGCTTTTAAATTAAGCGATTAGGTCGATCTTAACTGCAGATCGGTTACCAGCTGAGTCTGCAACCAACTCTTCAAAGCCAAGGGCTTGTGAAGCGACGATTACGTTACGCTGATTACCAACTTCGTAGTCAGTCTCAACAGTTACGCCACGTAGACGTGGGATAACATAGTTGCGAGTGTTAACTGCGAATGCTACAGGTGCACCGGCTGTTTCAGCTGGGAAGCTGTCAGATACGATTACTGGAGTACCGAATACAGATCCGATTTGACCAGTGATCTTAGTAGCTAGATCAGAACCAACGTCAGTTACGTCCTGGAAGCCTGCATCTTCGATAAGCTCAAAGTAACGAGCCTGAGATACAACATAGGCGAGGTCACTAGGATTAATACCATACTTACCCATGTCCTTACGAGCGGCTAACAACAGAGCTGCGGTCAACTTAGTGCCATCAGAGATGTCAAGAGTAGTACCGTGAGCAGTTGCGAAACCGTCAAGACCAGTGATAGAACCAGAACCATTGATGATAGCGTTATCAACAGCGCGAGCGTGAGCACGTGCTACTGAGTCAACAAGCATAGGCATCAAGTTAATGAGAACTTGCTCATCTACGTTGTTGTCCATGAAAGTCTGGCTGATCAAACGGTAAGCGTTCAAGATTACCTGTGAAGGCTTGTAAGTGCTGTCAGAAGCACCACGGTTTTCCAAGTTACCTGCTGCAGCTGCACCAGTTTGGAAAGTAGCGGGCTCTACGTCAGGCTGGATTGGCATTACAGTAGCAGCACCATTCACCTGAATCTCACGGAACAGACCAGCTGTACGCAAGTTTAGAGTAACTTCTTTTTC